TCAGCAACTGTTTGTGGTTTCTTACCTTTTGACTGAGAAATGCTAAGAAGTTTCTTATGTATTTCTCGGTCAATCCAAACAGCTTTCTTGCCGTTCCTTTCTTTCATTATTGGATCATCAAAGCTTAATAAGCTCATTATAAATCCTCTTTTAGTGAGATCAGCTTATCAAGATAGAAACGAGCTTTCTGATAATCCTGTAAATTGGCGTTCTTATGTGGCGCACGCCAAACGTATTTCAACACTTGACCACGACAAAACTCTTCAAAACCATCGTGTCCCAAAGCCGACTTTATTGCGTCTAAACACTCAACCGAACCTTGCGTATAATGGCTTGGTCTATTTACTGGATCGTTCCCTTTTTTATCTCTCATAACTAATCTCCTATAAAATTCACACTTTTTATTGTAAATGTGTATTAATGAGTATATATTAAACTGAATTAAGAATAAAAGGGAGTTTTATGCAAAATATTAACGACAACTTAGATGCGAATAAAACTTTCATCAATACCAATCAATTAGCAAAGCGTTGGAATAAAAGTCCAAGAACGATTGAGAATTGGCGAGGTCGAGGTGAAGGTCCAAACTATTACAAAATTGGTGGCAAGGTCTTATACGATCTAGCAGAGATTATTGAATTAGAAAACAAATCGTATATAAGTAATGGCGCACGCACTACTTAGTCCATCAGCTTCTAACATTTGGTTGAAGTGTCCTGGTATGCCAAAGCTGGCAAAGGACGTGCCATACCAAGTAAGTGAAGCAGCAGCTAATGGAACACTTATTCACTCTATGGTTGAAGCCCAGCTTAAAGACCGTTTAGATGGTGTGACATTGGAAGATTATTATTTAAACAAAGAAGAAGCGATAGAAGATTTTGTTATTACGATTGACCAAGGCATGATTGATTGTGCTAAGAGTTATGTCGAATACGTTAGAAAAAGACAAGAAGAATTAGACGGCAGACTATTAATAGAAGAACGTGTGTCGATAGAAGAAATAAGCGGAGATTGTTGGGGAACGGCAGATGCCATCATTATAGGTAAAAACAGATTGGTCGTATGCGATCTTAAATCTGGTAAGTTCCCAGTCGAAGCAAAAGACAATACCCAGTTAATGATCTATGGTTTAGGTGCGTTATCTCGTTATGGTAACGAAGATACCACTATGGAATTAACCATAGTTCAACCCCGTGGATTCCACCCAGACGGCCCAGTTAGAACTTGGGACATATCAGCAGTGGATCTGGTTGAATGGGGTTACGAGTCTTTGAAGCAAGCAACAGATGCTTGTGCAGAAGAAGAGCCAGAGTATAACTTTGGCGATCATTGCAGATTCTGCAATGCGAAAGCGAAATGTCCTGTCTATCAGGACTTAACCAAAATAGGAGAAAAATATGAGTGATAACTCTGAAAATGACGGTAAGCTTTTTACCCTTACTGGTGAAGACGGTAAGGCAAGAGATGTTTACCCAGACGATTTAGATGATAAAACTCAACCCATAGCGAATGAGTTGAGTGCAGCATTGGAAATTAAAAATGCTCGATCCGTAAAATATAACGAAGCTTTGCTTGAGATAAGAACCAATCAAGTGATTGATGCTTACATATCTCAGCAAGCACATAAGCTAGAAACAGCTTTACCACCAAAGGTAGAAGTTGCTTCTGGTAAGGTGAAGAAATGAGCTTAGATTTAATTAGAAAAAAGTCTAAAGTTAAACCACCTAGATTGGTGATCTTCGGTGGCCCAGGTGTAGGTAAAACTTCATTTGGTGCTACTACCAATAAACCCATCTTTCTTTTAACAGAAGATGGTATGGGTAAAGTTGAAGCCGACCACTTTCCAGTTGCTAAAAACTGGGACGATTTCATGGGATATCTCAAAACATTACAAACAGAAAAACATGAATTTAAAACAGTTGTGGTTGATTCACTTGACTGGTTAGAACCTTTGATTTGGCAAAAGGCTTGTGATGACAATGGGTGGAAATCCATTGAGCAACCTGGCTATGGTAAGGGTTATGTCGAAGTTCTTAAGTATTGGCGTGAATACATTGATATTCTCAATGATCTTAGAAACAACGGTATGACTATTATTCAAATAGCACACAACCAAATTAAAAAGGTTGAAGATCCACGCATTGAACCTTTTGATCGTCACGAATTAAAACTGCATAGAAAAGCTGCTGATTTGTTATTAGAACATTCAGACGCTTGTTTCTTTGCTAGTTTTAAATTAGGTACAGTCAAAGTTCAAGGTAAAGGTGGCAACATGACAACCAAAGCTGTTAGTGGTGAAAGGGTAGTTTATACCCAAGAGAAGCCAGCGTATCTAGCTAAGAATAGATATGGCTTACCAGAAGAGCTACCAATGGAATGGTCTGTCATTAGAGAGGAAATGTTGAAGTAATGTTTCCAGAATATGAATGGGTTGGCAGAGAAGAGGAAGAACCACAGTATGACGCTGATGGGATCTGTCGCTTCTGTGCTGAACACGAAAGTAAATGTAATGGATATAAGTGTTGGAGGTAAAAAATGGACTTAAGTAATTACGATTTAGAAGTTGATGTGTCTTTGGAAAAAGATGTATTAGCACCTGGTAAATATAATGTCAGTTATGTATCTGCTGAAGAGATAACTGGAAAGAATGGTTGGGTAGCTGTAAAGATGGTATTCGCAGTAGAGGGCAAGAGCGCATTTGTGCCTTGCACATTTACAGTTGCTTCCAATAATCCGAAAGCGGTTGATGTTGGTAAACAATCATTGGCTATGCTTGCTAATGCAGCAGGTTTATCACAACTAAAAGATACAGACGATCTGAAAGGCAAGGTTGTATCGGTTGAAGTTAAACACAACGAGCGTGGTTATGCTGAGATAGATGATAACTACGGTAAGAACTGGCAAGCAGTTGAAAAGAAAGTATCGGCTACTAAGGTAGAGCCTAAGAAAGCCGATGAAGAAGAAGATACTTCTGATATACCTTTCTAATAATGTTCGATGTTAAAGAAGATAATCCTTCCTTGTGTGGTTACTGCAAACAACCAACGAAGGGTTATCTCTACATTGATAAAAACAAAGCCTATGGAGCGTGTTCAATGGATCATCTGAGTAAGATAGCAAAAGGCGAGAAGCTACCAAGAATAGCTAGACTATCGGAAAAAGGTTTGCGTTATGCGATAACACAAACTAGAGATACTTATATAGAGATATCCAAAGAAGAAAAAACATACATCATGCACGAATGGGATAAGAAGAATAGAGAGAGATTATTCTCAAGCATAATCTTAAATTATTTGGATTTTGCAAACTATCAAGCAGAAACGGGGTTAAGCGACTTTGGCGAGTCTAGTTGAATATTTTGGTAATGACGGCTTAGTAATAGATCAGAATTTAGTTTTCCAAGGTAAAGGGAAAACAACGGACGATCTCTTGCGTGAGCTGAACGACTTTGGTCTTGACGTTCCCTTTTTAGATACGAGTGGTAGTTTAGTACGAGTTGCCGTGCGCGCTAATTCGAGCGTGCGTCCCGACAAACATGGTGAGAAGTCTGGGTGGTATGCAGCCAATCAGATGGGTGAGCATACATTTTGTTCGTTTGGTAATTGGCGTACGGGAGAAGAACGCAAGTGGTCGAGCGTGCAACCGAACGATTTAACCGTGGCCGAGCGTGCGGATCTGCAGAAAAAACTCAAAGAAGCCAAAGAATTAGCAGAAAAACACAAAATAGAACGCTATAACGAGGTAAGTGTTGATTGTAGGGCGAGATTTGATTCCTACGAAGAATTATCAGAACACCCATACCTTGAGTCCAAGAATATCAAATGCACAGGTCTGAGAGCGAATAAGAAGCTCTTAGTTGTGCCAATTTACAATGCCGATGGTGAATTAAGAAGTTTGCAATATATTTCACCAGAAGGTGAGAAAAGATTTGTGTCGGCCAGTGAAGTAAGAGGTAATTTTTATCCGATTGGTTTCGATATTAAAGATTTATCGCAACAAAAAACAATTTATGTTGTTGAAGGTTTAGCTACAGGTGCGACTGTGAACGAAGCAACATCTGACCCCGTTGTGTGTGTTTTCTCCGCCAACTTTGGTTTGCACGCTCTAACCAAATTAAGAGAAAAGACGCAAGCTAAGTTCATAGTCGCCTTTGACAACGATAAAAACCAAATAGGGCAAAAGAAAGCGGAGGATTGTACTAATGCAATTTCTAATTGCACCGTGCGTCTACCAAGTAAGCCTGGTGATTTCAATGATCTTGCACTCGAACATGGTATCGAACAAGTAAGATCGGAGTTATTGCAAACAGGACTCGGACTTAAGCAATATGCAGTTCGTGGCTTGGTTGAAGATCCTCCGCCCCGTGAGTGGCTCGTGCAAGGTTTGGTTGAAAGATCAAAACCTATGCTCTTGGCTTCAATTGGTGGCGTGGGTAAATCTATGTTGGCCCTTGATCTTGGTTTAAAAACTATTACAGGCAATGGCTTTTGGTTGGATAATCCTATCAAGCGTGCGGGGAATGTAGTTATTCTAGCTGCGGAAGATGATCGTATCGAGATCAATCGCAGAATCAATGCGTTAGATCCTAAGTTTAAAAGAATACAAGCCAGTTACGATATGTATTGCTTTAGTGTGCCTGACTTTGGTAAACCATTTACTTTATTAAAAGAAGATAATCTTGGTTTGCATACGACAGCGCAAGCCGAAGAACTAATGCAAGAACTAGAAACTATTCCAGACTTAGAGTTGGTGGTCATTGATCCGATACAAGCTTTCGTCAATGCGCCGATTACTACAAGCCAAGAAGCTTCACAAATGTATTCGCAGTTTGCATCAACAATTGCATCACGTTTCAATACTTCGGTTATCTCCGTGCATCATATGTCTAAAGTAGGTTTAACAGGCACAGAGGACGTTATGCAAGCCAGAGCAAGCATTAGAGGTAGTTCAGCATTAGTTGATGGCGCACGTGCGGCCATAGCGATTTGGCTTGCGCCAGAGAGCGAAGCCGAACAAGTCTGTTCTGAGCAAGGCGTTGAGTACGATCGTTTAAGAGTTGTGAAGTGCGGTATTGTCAAAGCCAACAGTTCTGAGGTTGATACCAAAGTTAAGACCTTGTTTAGAAAGAACGCTATCTTAGAACCAATTGTTGATAAAGGAGGTATAAATTGGGAATAAAAGTATTAAGTTTGTTTGACGGTATGAGTTGTGGGCAAATCGCATTAGATCAGCTTGGTATAGAGGTTGATAAGTATTATGCCAGCGAAATAGATAAATATGCGATACAGATTACACAAAAGAATTATCCCAAGACGATACAGGTTGGCGATATATGCGAATTAGATCCTAAAGATTTCCAGGACGTAGATTTAATTATGGGTGGTAGTCCGTGCCAAGGATTTAGTTTTGCAGGCAAGCAGTTGGCGTTTGACGATCCGAGATCAAAATTATTTTTTGAGTTCGTGCGTATGGTGGAAGGCGTTAAACCTAAATACTTCTTACTTGAAAACGTGCGTATGAAAAAAGAATATTTGCAAGTGATAACCGATATGCTTGGTGTTGAGCCTATCTTTATTAATAGTGCTTTGGTATCAGCACAATCAAGACAGAGATACTATTGGACTAACATACCCAACATAAAAGAGCCAGAAGATAGAGGAATAGTTTTAAAAGATATATTGGAAAATGATTTTAGTAGTGAAAAAGATAAATCTTATTGTATTGATGCTAATTATTTTAAGGGCGCAAGTGTTGAGCAATATAAAAAGAAATCAAGAAGACAATTGGTAAGTAAACCAAAACAGGTTGGTATAGCTACTGACATTAACGGACACGACATACTCAAACGAGTGTATAGCCCAGAGGGTAAATCACCAACACTTAATACTATGGGGGGTGGTAACAGAGAACCAAAAGTAGCCCTCAATCAATTGCCAGACAAATCACAAACAATTAAGTCACAATATTACAAATCATCAAGAGCAAATTTTGAAAGGCAAGGCACTTTTCATGCTACTGGTGTTCAACAAGAAGACCTAACTTGGAGAAAACTAACACCTTTAGAGTGCGAAAGATTACAGACTGTACCAGATAACTATACAGATGGTGTATCAAATACACAGAGATATAAGATGCTTGGTAATGGTTGGACTGTTGAAGTTATCAAACACATATTGGGGAACATGGCGTGATTCTATATTCAGAAGAAGTATTGGAAAAAGCCTGGCGCTACGATTGCAAGCAGAGATCCAAACAAGACCGACAATGGATAACCCAAACCAATTATCGCAAGTTGTTTGAAATCTATATGGACAACTATTTAGCAGGTTATCCTCTTAAGATGGATATTCATATCCCAGATTGGTTATTAGAGTTTATTGAAACGGAGTTAGACGATGATTTGTCCTGAGTGCAAGGGTAAAACCAAGGTCACGGATTCGAGAGCGCACGCAGACGGCGCATTGATTAAGCGCAGAAGATTATGTTTAAATTGTGGTTTAAGGTTTACGACTTATGAAGAACAGTATAAAAGAAAAAACAAATAGAGAGCCAATGGGCGAGTTCAGCTCCCAAGATAACAAGCGCTCTAGCTATATTTATCGCACCAACAACAAGTATGAGGTTGATTTATTTGAGGAAGATAAGTTGATTAAGAAAGTTGATATGCGTAACTATCCAATATCACACGCACGTTTTGTCGCTGAAATGTGGTATATGGGATTAACCAATTACATTACCAAAAGGAGGAAAAATGAAAAATAAACAAGGCGTTGCTGTCGAAGAAAATAAATTTCACAAAGGCGCAAAAGATAATAAACACTATTGGCTTACGCCACCAGA